AAAAACATCATACAGTACAGGGGCGGCCGGCAGAACATCAAGAATCTTTTTCGCTATCCTGTTTTTTGAGCCTTTGTACGGCAGGCCGTAATTCATAATCAACCCCTTTTTACTGATAATGTTCCGTTTTTTCTTTCTACAGTCAGATAATAGCCCGGGCGGTTCATAGCAGATTCAAGATCATACGGCGTCAAAGATTCCCCCGCCTGTAAAAACCCCCTTTCCTGCAGGGCGGCAGTTAAAATATCCGCTATATCAAAAATATCAAGCGTGATCTTTGATGTTATAAACTCTTCGCGTGTCATCATAATCACATCACAAAGATCATAGCAACAAGCACTGCGGCGCCCGCCATCATCGCGCCCAGGAGCAGTGCCGCGATATCAGCCTGCCCGCTCTGCAGGAAAAGCCGTACTTCATCGGCACGCCGGTTTGCAAGCCCCTGGATAAACTTATGATTTGAATATACCCACATCTTAAAAGCACGCGCCGCCGCCATCTTGTCTCCCTGCTTAATCTTCCTGCGTACAGTGCTTTCGAGATAGGCATCGGAGCCGATGTTGAAGACAAGCGAGCAGAGCGCGTCAAACTCGTTCTGCGTTACCAGTGGCTTATCACGGCCTGCAACCAAATCAGCATTTAATGTGCGTTCAACCCATGCGAAATCATCGCGGATAAACTGCTCGGCCTGCTCGCGTGTAATCACGTCTCCGGGCTTTACGCCTTTCGTATGACCCCAGCCGATAGTCCACACACCCTTGCTGTCCTGGTAGGCCTTAAGGCGCAAAGCCTCATGAGACTTGATAAAATCGACACCTTTCTGACTCAGCTTCATGCTGTACCTCCTCACCTGAATAACGGGCAGTTGTTATCTTTCAGCTCTTCGATTTTAGCACGAAGCACATGCTCCTCAGTGCCGAAGAACTCCGCAAGATGCTTGACACACATAAATTTAACCGTATGCGCGCCCAGCAGTTTGCGGTTAATGCCGATTGTGTCCTTGTCAGTGATATCACATCCGCATTTGCAGCACTTACGCGTCTTTGCCTGCATCTTTCCTCCCATGCCTCATAAAATACATACGCCCCCCCCCCTGCGTTTCTGCAGGCTATGATAGACATGGCAGCCCATCAGAGGCTTATGGCAGCCGGAGCAGTGATGACACTTGTCGCTGATATGTACTCTGCCGTCTTTCATGCTCAGGCACCCGTAAGGGCAGTCGGCCTCACAGACGCGGCACATCACACAACAGGCCGCCTTCCTGAAAACCTGCTTAAGCATCTTTATAAAACTTTTGCACTCCTTTGTGTGCAAATCCGCGGTGCGCACCTCGAGGCCGGCGGCGGGCGTTTCAGAGACTGAAAACGTGTAAATGCCCGATTTATACTTAATGCTGTACGGACTTTTATCATTCTGCAACACACCGATGGTCTTAATCCACTCGCGCCAGTCTGTCCTCTGCTCCCTGCAGGTTAAAACCCATGTATCATCATCCCGCTTGATATCCTCATAAGTGCAGGGTATCAGCAGGCCGTTCCCGTTCTTTCGCGCTACCCAGATATTCCCCAGCGACGGATCGTCTATCTTTCCTGACGTCGTAACAATCGGATCATAGGCGTCTTTGATGTACTGATAAAAGCGGTGATAGGCGGCAGGATAGCACTGCTCGGTGATGTACTCAGCGCGTTTTGTCGCTCCGGGGCACAGCAAGCAGCCGACGCGTTTGTTCCCCTTTGCATATGCGGGATTTATCGGCAGATTGTGCATGTAGAGATACAGCCACACCTCGGCAGAATTCCACTCCAGTATCGCGTTAAGCGTGTCCTCGCCGTTGTGTTTTTTGGACTTGCAAAGGAAGTCATACGCGGAGCGCGTCAGGCTCTCTGACGCGCGCACGCCGACAAAGGAAAACGTGCGTATATCAGGTTTCCCGGCAATCTCGCGCGCCTTGAGCATCTGCGGCGCAGTCTTATGCACCGAGCAGCACCAGCGAATCCTGGTAGCGGGAGGCCCGAACTCGCGCCATGTCTCCTCAGGCACTTTATCAGACTCGCAGACTATAAAGTCAATCTGCCTTTCGGCGCACCATTTGCGTATAGTGTCGATATACTGATAGGTGTCAGGGTATTCCATATGCGTGTTAGTAAAAAATACCTTAAACGCGTCATGCGGCAGGGCACGCTGCACGATATCAAGGAGCACCATACTGTCCTTTCCGCCGCTAAAAGCGCACCAGACTATATCAGCCTTGTCTTTGTATTCCTCATAATAGTGCCTGACGCGCTCAATAGCGGTATCTGCGAGTGCCTCAATATAGCTCCTGTTGCTCTCCGTCATGGCGGCTATGTTGCAGGGCATGAGTCTCTCAGTGCTGAAGAGGTTATCAAGCCTTACAACCTCCGGCATCTCTACAAACTCACTGCTTTTCAGCTTTGCTATCTTTACGCCCTTGTAAAAATAGCTGGTCTGCTCACTCCACATCAGCGGCAGGCCGGTGTCGCGCGGATAGTCAAAGACACGCCCGAAGCCGAGCAAATCCATCTCCTCAGCGTATACCGGGCGCGGCTCCTTGCACGCAACTGGATTTATCTCCTCAGCCTGCAGGAGCAGGCCGTTTGTTGCGGCGTCAAAAATGTAATCGTACATCAGGAGGCCTCCGGCGTGAACTCGATATCGTGGAAGCGCTCAGGCCATCTCATGACAAGCTTCTGACGGGCATACGGCGGGATCCTGCCCGTCTTCTCCCACTTCCGTACTGCGTTTGTGTCTATGCCGAACTCACCGACGCACCAGCGGCGGAGCTGCGGGATAGTCTCAAGGCAGAAGGGCATCTCATCCCCGGAACCGAGACAGGCCGCAAGATCTGACCACTTAATCATCTGCGGCCTCCTTAAACTCAGGATACTTCACGACAAGCGCCTCTGCCTTGTCCTGCGGTATCGCGCCTTTCTGCCGCCAGCGCGTTACAGTGCTCTCGTCAACGTGGAACTCCTTCATTAAAAACTGCACTACTTGCCGCCTGGTTACGGCGGCGTACCCGCCGGGCATGTACCCGGCGAGCATTCTTGAAGCTATATCTTCAAATCTCACTGTTAACCTCCTTTGTAAAGAACTCGACAAAGCAACCAGTAGAGGTGAATGCGATGCGATTGCCCTCAATGCGGTACTGCTCAATGCGGGCGCTTGCGAGCAGGCAATCAAGCACCTCGCGGATAAAGCCCTTCTTATCCGGCATGCAGTCAAGGATTGCGGTGCTGTCGTTCTCGGCAACCATGCCGTTAAACGCCCTTTTGACCTTCATGGTCAGGTGATAATCCTTTGTAAAAACCTTAATCATCTTTAATCCCTCGGTTAACCGGGCTTAATGCCCGTACAGACAGTTTAATCCTTTAACCGAGGGAATGCAAGCGTTTTTGTAAACTATTTTGTGATTATGTTCTCATTCCCGCCTGTACTGCCCGAATGATCTCCGCGCACGGCGTGCTCTACCTCTACATCCTCAGCGCGCTCAACCTTCCTGATGATCGCCTGCAGCAGGCGGTCTCCGCGGCGGAAACGGCATGGCGTCTGGCAGTCAATCTTTGCGCACCACACACCGTGGAAGTCTGCATCGATAAGGCCGAGCGTGTTCCAGATGTACACGCCGCACCTCATGCCGGTGCTGGATCGCGGCAGGATCTCGACAGCCCAGCCCGGATCCATATCAGTAGAAAACCCCAGACTTATCTCCGCGGGCTCGCCGGGGCGCAGGCTGATATCCTCCTGCAGATAGAGATCAAACGCGGCGGCGCCGCCGGTCTTGTACTTCGGCCACAGGAAATTCTTAATCTTTGGGTCTGGCTTAATTCTCAGCTTCATCATGCTCTCCTCCTGGCATAAACCCAAAAAGCCGGTTATGCTCAAAAAAGCCGATAGAGATCACATAACTCTCCGGCGGCTCGTCATCCTCCTTCCGGCTGTCCCTGATGTAGAAATGGCCGTGCATGTCGGCCTTTCCGTCATAAAAACCGTAATCGTACTCCCACTCTGAGCCGTCATCGTCGATGCGGTACAGCCATATCGCCTTGCCCTCCTCGATGATATCAATGGCGCGCTCAATCTCATCTTTTGAGGCTGATCCTTTCGGGATATAGATTTTCAGGGTTTTCAGTGCCTGGTTAGTCCCGCCGTAAGCGATGCTGTACCCGGTGCCGTAAAAGATGCCGGAGAACATGCCGACAAGCATCCCGATTGCCATGCTGCTCTCACTCATCATCTTCATCGTGTTCTCCTTTCAGGTATTCAAGCAGAAGATCCTGTACTTTCCTTTTCGTCTGCAGGCGAGCGAGTACGACAGGATCAAGCGTGCCACGTGCCATGATGTGATAGATATAGACAGGCCGCGGATGCCCCGCCTGGTACTGCCTTGTCGGGCCTATGCGCTCAATGACCTGCAGGTACTGTTCAAGATCCCACCACTCGTCAAAAATGACGAGGATATGCCCGCCATCCTGCAGGTTAAGCCCGTGCCCGGCGGACGCGGGATTGGTTACCAGTATCGGGATCTCACCGCGGTTCCATGCCGCGATGGTTTCCGGATCCTTGTCGAGAAGTCTCGCGGATTTGAAGCGGGCTAAAATCTTTTGCGCGCTTGACTGCCAGTGATACGCTACCAGGACAGGCTCGCCCGCCGCCTCCTCGATGATAGACTCAAGCGCCTGCAGCTTCTCGTCATGCAGATCCCGGCAGGCGCCTTCATCATCATAGACAGCCCCGGAAGCGCACTGCAGGCATTTTGACGACAGCGCCGCGGCGTTTACGGCGGAAATGTCCGCCTCCCCCTCGGCCTCAGCGGCTACCAGCAGATCCTGCTTAAGGCGCTTATAGGTATCTGCCGCCTTGTCGGGCAGGGTTACATAGACCGGGGATACTATCGGCTCGTCAATGTCAAACCAATCCTCAGCAGAGAGCGAAATGGAGACGGGCGCTATGCGCTCCTGTATGGCCGCGTCGGCTCCTTCCCTCGGCTCATACCGCACGGCGTAGGCCGAGGCGCCCACCTGATAGGCGTCAAAATAGCGCGCTGTAAACTCCCGGAATGACCTGCCGAGCGCCTGCCCCCTGTCGATAAACCACAGCTGTCCCCATAAATCGATTAAACCGTTTGATGCGGGCGTGCCGGTCATTTCAATGAAGCGCCGCACCTTTCCCCAGGCGGGCGCCGCAAGGGCACGCGCGCGTGAGGATTTTGAGCCGCCGAGACGGAAAGACTTGAGGCGCGTAGACTCGTCCGCGATAACGGTCTTAAAAGGCCACTTATCCCCAAAGTACTCAGCCAGCCAGGGGATTTGCTCGTAATTCGTTGTATAGATATCGACGGGCGCGCCGGTGAGGATCTTCACACGCTGCTTCGGCGTGCCGGAGACGCAGGCGCAGGACAGGTTGAAGCCCCACTTTAAGATCTCCTGCGGCCATGTGCTTGAGGCCACACGAAGCGGCGCGAGGATAAGCGCCGGGAATGCGTCAGGCTCCTCCTTTTTCAGCCGCTCAAGAGCCGCAAGGGTTGAAGACGTCTTGCCCATGCCCATACCGGCGTAAACAGCGCCCCGGCGGTGAGAGAGGATAAAATCGATAATCTTTGCCTGATACGGCCTCGGTTTGAATTCCCTTAACATCGTGCCCTCGCGCGATAATTTATCAACTATCACGTGATTTTAGCACGAAAAAGAAAAGGCGGCACTATGGCCGCCTCTGATTTGTGAACCGCGTTCTCACTCCTCAGTGAATTCGTCAGGGAAGATCACCACGCAGTCCTCCTTCGGGAAATACTCACTAAAACCGCTTTGCAGGGCGTTCCTTGCCTGGCTCATGGCGGCGTCAAGGAGCCTTGCGGTGTCCTCATCTGCGGCCTTGAGGAATTCGCACTGCTTCTCAGTCAGGCGGCGAGCGCCTAATTCGGCGTAAATCCTCCTGCCGTCCTCGGCCCCGAAGATGTGCTTAAGGGCGTCAAGGAGGTCCTGCCGCTGGATCAGGATGTAGTCTCCGGTCTGGCCATGCCGGGGAGCGTCATTGCCTTCGGTGAAGCGGCAGCCGATGCTGTCGAGGAGGCCGCGGATAAGCTGCCTGTTGTCGGTGATTCGAGTCCACTTCCTGCTCCCGCTCACGATAAAGGTATGGACGCGGATCTCGTTGCCGTTCCTGCTGTCGTTAATGAAAACGTGCTCCCTGGTATGGGCCGTCCTTCTTAAGGCATACCTTTGCGAATTCAGTCTCAGCAGCATTAATCTTTTTCATAGTGTTTCCCTCGGTAAAAATGCCGCCTTGCGCAGGCGGCGGCGTAAATCCTTAATCCCTGAACATCCCGGCAAACTCGTCGGCGGCGGCCTCGCTCATGCCTTCGAGTGCGCTCATGGCATGGTCATAGCTGACAATAGCATCCTCATCGATGAAGGTGAGCCAGATGTCCATGTCGCCAGTGAGTGCAGCCAGGCGCTTCCAAACCGCGGTGTTCTCGTAGCCGTTGGGGATGCGAATGCTCTCGTTAAAGTAACCTACCCGGTAAGCCCCTGCAAAAGCCTTCTTCGCGCCCTCGGTGATGTGCCCTGCCTTGTTAACCATCTTAATCATTTTGTATTCCTCGCTTTTCCCCGGCGCCCTCGCGCCCTCGAGGTCAGTCTACTCTTATGATTAAAGACTTGCAAGAGATTTTTAACACTTTTTTGTGCATTCTATTCTGTTTTGTGATTTTGCTCACATTCTGCACTCTCAAAAAGCGCAGAAAGGGCGCTGTCTATGCTTTCGGCGCTGTCGCAGACAAAGACGACGCATCCGCACTGCCTCAGGATCCGCTGCTCTCTTACCTGCAGAGGCCGCGAGGCCTTGCCGGGCGCCTTTAGCTCTACCCAGGCGTGGCACTGCGGCGCTGGAAAGGCTATGAGCCAGTCCGGGGCGCCCGCTATGCCGCTCCATGTGCACTTCCTAGTTATGCCGCCCAAATCCTTCACGCGGCGTTTAAGATACTGAGTGTTTATGCCTTCCGGTGTCATATACCAAAAAGGCGGCACTATGGCCGCCTCCTCCAAAAATTGAAAGTCAGGAATTAAAAGGGCACGCTCTCGCCGTTGAGATCATCAGGCGCCGGCTCGTAGCCCTGCTGAGGAGCCTGAGCGGCAGGAGCGGAGCCGTAGTGGGGCTGTCCGTAGCCCTGCTGAGGAGCAGGAGCGGAGCCGTAGCGGGGCTGTCCGTAGCCCTGCTGAGGAGCCTGGGCGGCGGGCGCAGAGCCGTAGTACGCATTTGCGGGCGCGGCGCCCGGTGCGTAGGCACTGGCGGAAGGAGCCATCGGCGCCGGCTCGGGCTTGTACTCCGAGGATGCCGCCGCGCTCTGGCTCTCATCAGGGTAGTCCGAGGCGGAAAGGCTCACGCCGCCGAAAGGCTTGTCATAGGCCTTAAACTGGATGCCGAGCAGCATCGCGGCGATGCCGCGCTTGATGATGGCGCCTGTCGCAGCCTTAGCCTCATAGCTGTATACCTCGACAAACGCGTTAACGTGATACCCTCCACGGAAGCGATCCTGGATAGTGGCGGGATCCGTGATCATGATCTGCGGGTTGCTGTCCCGGAGGTCGGGACGCATCTTGGAACGCGCGGTGAGGTAGAGATTGCCCTTGTAGCCCGCAGGCGGGTTCTCGCGGTCATCGCCCTTCTTGACCGGTGAATTTGCCTGCAGGATCTTGTCGGCGGCATTGCCAAACGCGCGGTGCGCGATATCCTGCACTGCGGCGGTCAGGTTGTGAGCGGCGCCGCTGTCCGGAGCCATCAGGAAGGTCGCGTCATACTTCGGATCTCCTCCCTGCAGGCCGGCGCGCGGCTCCACCAGGGAGGGATAGCTGATGCGTACATCAGGGAGGAATACCTTAACTTTTTCCATACTTAACCTCGATAAACGATTAAAAACATAATTCGCGTTAATTCGCGTTTATAAACCCATAAAAAACCGTTAAAAACGTATTTCCTGCTTTTAGCCTCCTTTGCTCTCGTCCGGGTAATCCCCGGCGGTAAGCCCTGACGCCGATGCGGCCTCGCGCCTGTCGGCGTCTTCCGCAAGCGTCAGGGCGCCTTCCGTCCTTGTGATGCCGTCTCGGATAGAGGCGGCCTGCTCATCCGTGAGCATCTTGCATAGCTTATCACACTGCGCCGGAGAGACAAGCTTTTTCACAAAAATTTGTGCGTCAGTTAACCCTGCGGCTTTCATGGCCGCCTCGGTCGCTTTCTCGTCTTTCCACTTCCGCATGCTGCGCCCGTGCACCAGCTTCCACCCCGGAATAGCGTGCCCTGTCCTGATATCCTCCTGGGCGCGCTCCCTCAGCGCCTTTATCCATGACTCGATAGCAGGCAGGCGCGAGAGGCAGTCAGACACCTCATCAGGCGTCAAAGCCTCGGTATTGTGATTGCCTGCGGCAGTCTCTATCACGTGATTGGCAAGAGAACGGCAGGCATGGCGGTAGCGGCAGAACCGGCACTGCTCGTTCCCGGGCATGAAGCGCAGTCCGGTGCCTTCATGCAGCTCCCTTAAAGCCTCGGCGGCGGCGGGCTTCATCCCGTCAGTCAGGCGGTACAAATCATCAATGCCAATTGTCCAGGTCTCCAGCCATTTGAGCGGCGGCTGTACGATGGTCATGCGCACCTGCCTGATGCCGTAAGCCTTAAACTCCTCACAGGCGGCTCGCGCGTAAATGAGCAGTTGGAGATTGCCGATGGCTTTCACCCAAACGCCTCTCCCGGTTTTGAGATCCACTATCTCAAGCGTGCCCTGCTGCACTATCACGGCGTCCGAGGTGCCGAAGCACTCGGGCGCGAGCCACGAGCACTCAAGATGGTGCTCCACCGCAAAGGCGGCGGCGCCGTCTGCCGCCTGCAGCACATAATCGGTGTAGGGCTTCACCTCCGCGGCAATCTCATCAAAATCCGGTGTTATGCCCTCAGCACCCTCCGGCGCCCTGTAGGGCTCCCCGGTCAGTACGCTCTCGGCCACCGCGTGTGCGATAGAGCCTTCGAGGGCGTAAGGGCTTGTCTCCTCCGGCATGGAGGCCGTCATGGCCACCGATGCCGGGCATTTGAGCCACCTCGCGGCGGCGGAAGGGCTAAGAATTGCGTGCGCTTTCGGTGCCATTATGCCGCCTCCCTGATAGCCTTAATGTCGCGCTCAACCCTGCCGTCAATCTCGGCAGCCACCTCGCCCCAGGCGGCAAAGGAGCGCTGAACAATCCTTTCAGCCATCTCGCAGCACCACTCATTCAGGCGCTCAGCGCCCTCACCTTTGCCGTAGTAGTAATCGCTCATGCGCTCATCGTCAAGGCCGGCTTGGTGCAGCGCGGCGCGGAGTGCGTTTGACACAAAAACGAAAAGCGCCATGCTCAGTGCCCCGGTGTCATTGTGCCTGTACCAGCGCAGGCACTTCATCTTCGTGAAAACGGCGCGCGGCAGGAATCCGCGCAGGTAGATCCTGGTCTCGTCAGTCTTGTCCATATTTTTTTTCTCGGTTAAAATGCCGCCTTGCGCAGGCGGCGGCGTAAATCCTTAAGCCCTGACCATCGCGAAAAACTCATCGGAGGCGGTCTTGCTCATGCCTTCGAGTGCCTTGCGTGCCCAGTCAACGTAGATATAAGCATCCTCGTTGAAGCGGTAAAGAGAAATGTCCATGTCGGCGGTAAGTGCATGCAGGCGGTTCCAGAGTGCAGTGTTCTCGTAGCCGTTGGGGATCATAACCATCTCGTCTGCGCCGCCTGCGATGCGAGCACCCTTGAAAGCCTTTCTTGCACCCTCGGTGATATGTCCGAACCTATTAACCATCTTAATCATTTTGTGTTCCTCTCGTTTCCCGGCGCCCTCGCGCCCTTCACAGACAGTCTACTCTTTTGTTTAAGACGTTGCAAGAGATTTTTAACACTTTTTTGTGCGTTTATCCCAAAATGTGATATCAGTCATAAAATTTTACGATCCTGCCAGCTTTGTCGCGCGATATGCCGAGAGCGCGCGCCGCCTCGGCAAGCGTGTCATAGCACACGCCCTGATACTCGCATGGCCTGCGGCGGGGCTTACGCCGCGGCCTCTTCGGCCTGTCGCGGCGCATCAGCCGCTCGCTCATGGCGCTATGCGTGATGCCGAGAGCCTTTGCCGCGGCGGTGATGGAGGGATAGTCAACCCCCTCCCAGGTGCAGGGCTTCCGGCTGCTCACCCCCCGGACAGACAGCGCCTCGAGCGGGATATTATGCCTGAGCCGGTATATACAGCAGGCGTCTGTCAGATGATACGCCGCAGCAAGAGCTGTCATTGAGTGATATTTTTTGCCCGCATGCTCGATCTCGCACCGGTGCACCTCCTCGGCAAAGCTTCGCGCCTTACTCCAGCCGATGCCCAGAGCGCGAGCCATCGCGCCGACGCTGCGGTAGCGCACGCCCTGAAACTCGCACTGCAGAAATGCTGGCCTGCGGGACTTCTTCCGCGGCTTTCCATAGCCGCGCGCGATGCGGTACCACATAGCCGATGCGGTGATGCCGCAGGCCTCTGCCGCAGAGGCTATCGTAGGATACAGCACGCCATTCCACACAACCCGCCGGGGATGGCCGCATCCCCGCGGCGTGTCGATTTGAAAACCGCCTTGTTTAGTCCGCATGGTTGTATGACTCCACCTCGGCGTTCTCGATATCGGGCAGGTACACGCGTGCCATATCGAGGTGCAGATCATAAATGTCGTCTTCGGCTGTCAGCTTCGGCGCCTTGTCCTTCGCGTACATCACCGCCATGCGCTCCAGCCTGTCGCCGAATACATCCCTGACGCTGAAACGGTACTTTATCTGCCCCTTTGCCTCGGCAATAAAATCCTTAACCAGCTCGCCCTCAAGCCTCGGATCCCTGATGCTGTCGAGGTGATAATACTTGGCTACTTTTGTCCTGCAAACACTCATTTCATGCTCCTTCCTTAATGCCTCGCCCTTTCCGTAGGGCAGCCTCAAATCCTTGTACATCGCGACGTGGCTCCTGTAATAGCGCCCGCCGTACTCGCACACCCTGCGGAGCGGTCTGGCCTCCAAGTGCCCGCTGCGCACGCGGTAGCGTGCGGCCCCCTCATGGATGCCCAGCGCCCTGGCATACGCCGAGATTGACGGGTATGACATGCCGTCAGGCGTAACAACCTCGACACGTGAGACACCGGCGGTGTGCTGCCCCGGCACGCCCTTCGGAGCGTCAAGCGGTATCCCGGCATAGCGGCGGAAGTAATACAGCATCTTGCTCAGCCCGTAATACTCCCGCAGTGCGGTAACAGACTTAAACAGCCTGCCCTTGTACATCACCCGCTTACACCTCATTGCCATACCCCATCTGATGCAAACGGTTGTAGCCCTCTACCTGTCTGCTGTACTCCTCGGTGCTCATAAACTCACTCATGATGCGGCGCAGCTCCTCCTGCGCCTCTTTGTCGCAGTCCTGCACAGCTGTCTCGTACTGGCTGAAAACCGCGAGCGGTACAAAATCGGGATCCTCCATTGCGGCAAAAAAGTTGAAGGGCATGTAGGCGTGCGGATCGCGGTCAAGCAGGTAATGCCGCATCGCGTCAAGCGCGAAAAAATCCCCTGCGGCGGTGCGCGCCATCACCTGCAGGCCAAGCAGGGTTTTTACATCTATCAGCTTCATCTCGTATATACCACCTTGTATTTTCCTTCCGGCAGCTCGCACTCCTCGGCAAGCGTGCACATCTTTGTGAAAATGCCGTGCTTTACTGCTACCACCGCGCCGCTGTAATGGCTGATATAGACCACCGGCGTGCCGGCGTAATACAGGATTATAAATCCCAGGATTGCGCCGTTTATCGCGGCGCAGACTTTCACGATCATGGCTTGCGGTACTCCAGGTGAATGATCAGGATAGCAACGCGGACAGGCGTGCCGGGCGCTCCGTAAGGATCTCTCATGATGCTCCTTCCCGTAAGCACTACCTGATACGGCAGGCTGGCAATGCGGCGCATGAAATCCTCGCGCTGCTCCTTCATGATATCCTCATAGCGCGGCGCCCTGCGCCAGAACATCGCGATCTCAACCACCGTACCGGAGGGACGGATCTCAATCTGCCGCGCACCCTGAAAGGCCTCAAATGCGGCGTTTGTCAGGGCGTTCTCCTCTTCCTCGGAGGGTATCCCCGGCACGCCGTAAAGCCGGGAATAGTTTCTAAAGCAATGATATTTCGGAGCCATTATTCTACCCAAATCAGATCGTATTCTGCCGGGATGCGGCAGTCCGTGCCCGCATGGCAGGTGTGGTAGCCGGAGGCGTCTTCCCAGCCCTTCACCTCCCCGGTGCTGTTGCTCTGGTAGACCTGCGGCAGGTCTGCGAATGCGGCGCCCGTCATGGCGCCGATGGAGGCGGCAAGGAATGCCGCCGCGATAAACTGTAAAACCTTCATGGTGTTTTCTCCTTAAAAGCCCCGGCGCGCCGGGGCGGATGCTGCTTAAAGCCTGACGTATCCGTAGTAGGCGGTAACCGTCAGGGCTTCGCTGTCCTCTTTGCAGTTGATGAGCCCCCGGAGACCGAAGCGCCTGGTGTACCCGTTGTCGCCGCAGAAGCAGCCGCGGCAGTACTCAAGGGTTTTGAGAACCTCGGCGAAGGCCTTAGCGGTCTTGCACTTGTAGCGGATCCAGCCGGTGCGCGCATCGCGATCCGGGGAGTAGGTGATCTCGCCATCCTCCTCCAGGAGATTCCAGGTCCAGGGTTCTGCGCAGTGCCTGATGTCCCTGACAAATTCAATTGCATCGTTCATTTTTCGTTCCCTCGGTTACCGGCGTCCTCGCGCCCTCACAGACAGTTTACTCTTTCGTTCTGATTGTTGCAAGCGATTTTGTAAACTTTTTCGTGCTTATCTCTGATTTTGTGATATGCGTCTCACTCGAGACGCCCGTATATCATTTTTGCCCACTTTGCCGGAAGCGGCTCCTCATAGCCCTCCCAGACAGTGAAGCTGTAAAGCCCGGCCCCGGCGTGCGCGATGCAGCCGAGCGAGCGCACGCCCTCAAGCCCCAGAGCGCTCAGTGTCCTGCCGAGGCGTGTATGCGGGCGCTGATGCTCCGGCACGCCGAAATAGCCGTCCTGTACCCAGTACGTAAAGCCCTCCGCGACAACATGAGGCGCAAAAATCGGATCGTCATCCCGGCGATCCTCGTAATCCTCGCGGACGGGCGTCTTAATGCGCCTGCCGTCAACTGCGACAATCTCAACCCAGACCTTCATGGCTCCTCCAAAGATAAAAGCCCGGCATGGCGCCGGGCATGCGTGTCAGTCGTCAAGGGCCTCGCGCAGCATCGCGTCTGACACATCGACAAGCGCGCGCCCGCGGATAAAGCCCCTGACCTCATCGAAATTCTTATAGCGGCGGCGGACAATCTCAGCGGCCATCCACGCTGCCACATCGTCAAGCACCCCCTGGTTATAAAACTCCTGCGCTTCGGTCTTTGTGTGCCCGTTCTGCTCAAACACCTTAATGCCGATGCGCTCGGCCTCGCGCTCAAGAGCCATCGTCAGGCCGCAGAACATCCGGTCTTCATCGCGGTTGAAAAGGCTCTCCGGATGATACGCCGGGCGGTTAGCCTGATAGTCCTTGTAGACCTCATCAGGCAGAAAATCCTTAAGATACTCTTCGTCTTTCATAGCTTCTCCAAATGGGCGCCCTGCGGCGCCCGGTGTGATACGTGTGCGCGCCCTTACATCGCGCAGATGAAGGCGGTGATCCAGCCGGGATCACTCTCGTAGTCAGGCTCGGAGATGTCAAAGCCCTCAGTGCAAGGTGCCCCGGCATTCATCAGGTAGCACTGCACCTGGCTGTACGCGAAGCCGTAAGCCTCAGCGTTCTCAGGCGTGTCAGGCACGCCCACCTCCATCGCGGTCGCGCTGACGGCGCGCACGCGGAGTTGGTTCGGGAAGGCGGCGTCAAACATGTTGAGCGCCATCAGGACGCACAACTCAGCCTCCTTCATCTCCGGCCTTGCGGCCACTTCGATCTTTGCCTTTGCTCTCATAGTCATTCCCTCGGTTATCCGGACTTAATGCCCGTACGGGCAGTTTACTCTCCTGTCCTGAGAGACGCAAGAGATTTTTAACACTTTTTCGTGATTTTCGTTGCACTCTTTATAAAAGCGGGGTTCCGGGTGCGCCCGCACTCTGCAGCATTTGGGGTGTTTACCCCAATCCAAAAGGCATCGGGGTAGCCATTTTTATCGCGCTAACCATTGATACAGCGGCAGTATTTCCTTAAATTTCCCGAACTGTCTCAACCCCAAGTGGTTTTTGATCTTATAGATTTATATACGATCCTATTTTTCTGCAATTTTCCCTTATATTCTGCATATTTCCCCTTTATATCCCTTTTTATTTATACTCTTTTATTCTTTGGGTATTCGGGTAGTTGGGGTATAAAGGTTATATATCAAAGAGTTAAGAAAAAACAAAATTGCCCTAAAAGCCCGAAAAACCCTAAGTGCATTTTTGGATTTTCCGCAGAAAAGGAGCGCGTTTCTGCAGAAAATCATCCGGAGAGTTGCAGAAACCCCGCATAATTCTGCAGAAAACCCAAAACATACGCGTTTCTGCTGATTTTCTGCAGAAACGCGCCTGCAGGCCTGCAGATTTTGGATCTCAGCGTCTGCGGCACTCTGCAGAAAACACAGAAAACCGGCAAAAATTGCAGAAATCACGTTTTTGTCTGCAAAACATCAAATCAGATTGCTCTGAGAGCACATTTTGGTCTACAATCACCTCTGCGGGCCGGGAAGCCCGCAAGGAGAAAATCACTATGAAAAAGTCTGTCATACCCTGCGGCGCGTCTCCGCAGGAGTGGGGCTATATCGACGCCCTCGGCGCTGACTGCCGCTACATCGTGCCCATCGTCTCAAATCCTGATTTACCTGGCGTCGGCTCCCTGCTCCGCGTACAGAAGACACGCGGCAAAATACCGAGCGTCAAGGACGCCTTCGGGCGTGCCGTCTGCCTGTCAAAATGGCAGACGCGCGACAGCAGCGGGGCGGAGCTGAAATACTGGTCAGGGGATCCTGACTTTGGCTATGGCTTCCGCACCGGACACGGCGGCTACATCGCAATTGACTGCGATATAGATGATCCCGAGATATGCTCTGCAGTCCTTGAGCAGCTTGCCGCCGTGCTCGATGTCAACTGGCGTGAAATGCCCGTCCGCACGCATGGCAGGGACGCGCGATGGGCAACGATCGTCAGGATCGAGGGCATAGACACACTGCCTAAGCACGTGCTCAAGTGGACAGACGACAGCGGCAATAAAATCGAATTCCTCGGCACTGGACAGCAGCTCGCATGCGCCGGGCGCCATCCTTCCGGTGCGCATTACACATGGTCATGCCCGCCATTCCCCGCGCGTGTCATGACGCAGGCGCAATTCCGCGAGTTTATACAGGCCATCCGCGACGCTTTCCCGATCCAGGTGTCAAAGGACACCGCGGATCCTATCCGCGTAAAAGGCAAGACCTTTGTCAGCATAGACCGCATGGCGGACTGGCTCCGCGAGACCGGGCGCGTTATCGACACCGGTCCCGAAGGACAGCTGTATATAGACTGCCCCTGGGAAGACGCTCATACGATGGAAGGCGGCCCCGGCGAGACCTGCTATTTCCCCGTCGGCTCAAACGGGTATCTGGGCGGCGGCTTCAAGTGCCTGCATTCTCACTGTTCTGAGAAGACTACCGCGGATTTTTATGAATGGGCGCGCTCTCAGGGCTTTGAGCAGACAAAGACCGAGGAATATCCTGATGAGACCGAAAGCGCGAAGGCGTCAGAGAGCCTCAAGCAGGCGCCCGCTCCGGTATCAGAGCAGGGGAAAGCCGGAGGGGATAAGGACGGCAAAGGCGGTCTCCTCACTATGGCCGAGTTTCTCGCTATCATCCGCGAGGATCCGGCACTATCGGGCGTACAGCTGAATGACTTCTGCGGTCAGATTGAATTCACCTCGCCGACGCCGTGGAACAAGCTGGATCCCAAAGACCTGCCGGCGTCAGGGCGCTACTTCATCAAGGACGCGGACTACACGTATTTCCGGTGCTACATCGAGGAAAACTACGGCCTCAAGATCCGTATCAATGACTACCCCAAGGCGTTTGAAGCGCTCGCGCAGGAGCAGAGATATCACCCCATAAAGCAGTACCTCGACGGCCTGCCGGAGTGGGACGGCGTGAAGCGCGTTGACACGCTTCTGCATGACTATCTCGGCACTGATGACAACGCGTACACGCACGAGGTCATGCGCAAGACGCTCTGCGCCGCATATATGCGCATCTATCACGCCGGCATAAAGTACGATACTATGCCGGTGCTCAATGGGCCGCAGGGCATCGGCAAATCGACACTCCTCGCGAAGCTGGGCGGCGAATGGTTTAACGACAATGTTTCGCTCCTCGGCGTGCGCGACAAGACCGCTGTCGAGGGCCTGCAGCAGGGATGGATCATAGAACTGTCTGAGGTAGACGGCGGCCTGCGGCGCTCGGACATGGAAGGCGTTAAGGCGTTCCTTTCGCGCACTGATGATCGTTACAGACCTGCTTACGGGCGCACGCTCGAGAGCCATCCGAGGCAGTGTGTATTCTTTGGTACGGCAAACGCCGAGAGCGGCTACCTGTCTGATATGACCGGGAACCGGCGCTTTCTGAATGTGCCGTGCCGGGCAGGAGCGGAGAAGCATCCCTGGGATCTGACTGACGATGACATAAAGCAGATTTGGTCAGAGGTTAGGCAGTACGTGCAGGACGGCGAGGATCTCCTGCTTTCTCCGGAGGCTCAGAAGACCGCGAAGAAAGAGCAGGATATGGCTCTTGAGACTGACGAGAAAGAGGGTATCGTCGTTGAATTTGCGAAGAGCAACGTGCCGGACAACTGGGATAACCTGAGCATGGACGACAGGCGCGCGTGGCTCGCAAATCCTATCGCCGTCGGTATTGAACCCAGAAGGTGGATCTGCGTAATGGAGGTCTGGTGCGATTGCTTTAACCGCCGGCGCGAGGATCTAAAAAAATCCGACAGCATCAGGATAGGCGCCGCACTGGTAAAGCTTGGCTGGCGCAAAGGCGCAGATACCGAGAAGCGCAAGTGTGGGCCTTACGGTATGCAGAGGGTATTTTTCAATCCCGATGTAAAACAGCCATAAAGCGTGATACAATACGGCTGTTTTCATACAGAGGGCAGGCAGAAATGTGGGATCGCGTCGCGGAGTGGCTCAACGCACATCCTTTGACGTGGGGCGGGATCCTTGCCTTTCTGCTTGCCCTTATGCGCATGCGCGGCAGGCGCGCACCCTGGGTGTCAACCCTGTTTGAAGCCGTCACCTGCTCACTGCTCTCTATCGGCATCTGCGGCGGCCTTTCCTCCCTTTTCCCCGCTATCACTCCTCAATCCTGCATCGGCGTCGGATCCTTGATAGGCTACCTCGGCACCGACGTGCTTAAACGCTTTGTCCTCTCCTTCATCTCCTCCCGCACGGGCGTCAGCCCTGACACAAAGGACAGCGATAAGTAAAACGCTATCCAAATCACAAAATAATTTAAAAAATCGCTTGCACTTTTCATTTCACAATTGTATTATTCCCTCAGAGACTTAACCGAGGGAAACAAAATGATTGTGACGATTAACGGCAAGGACACCTGGCGCCCGAACTTCGTGATGGCGCGCGAGTCTGAGAGCTGCCGCGAATTCTTCACCGAGATTTACGGCGTGGACTTCTACGGATGCGATGATTACGGCCTGCCTGAGACCGAGATGGCAAAGCTCGCAGATGCCATCAAAGAGGAGTTTTATGACGCCGCGATGTACATCTGTGATGAGCACGGGCTTGATGCCGAGAAGGTTTATCCGGGGCTTGTGGCAGGCACGAACAAAGGTATCAACAACTGGGCAAAGGACACCGCGGTGTACATCGAGAATGAGAACGAGGTGAGGCGCCCGGCTCACACGATGGAAAGGCTCTGGGATGAGATCTTTATGTACATCGACAGCGCCTGCAGGACGGGCTTTCAGGCACTGAGCCGCTGATGATTGCCAGCCCGGCGGCAGGCCGGGCATTTTAACCGAGGGGAAACATGAATACGTACGAGCGCGACAGGGCGGAGGGCATGCTTGACCGCCTCGCGGACGCGGCGCGCCGCTCTGACGATTTCCGCCGCAGGGCTGTTTCTGCGGGCGTAAAGCCGCAGAAGGCCGCCGTAAAGGCAAGGGCCATGTATGGCCGGGCATACGACCGCATGGTCAGGGATTACAACAGAGGGGGGCACACCCCTTTTGGGAATGACGAGGAGCCGTTTTAATGCAGAAGATGACTAAATCCTGCTTTGACCGCATGGTATCAGAGCAGAAGGAGCTTGCGGAGAGGCTGTCGAAGCTGAACCGTTTTCTCGAAAAGAACTGGATGAGCGTCAGGAGCGATCCTGACACCTCAAACGTCGGATACGAGACCTACCGCTACTTCCAGCTTTTGAAGCGCCAGCGTGAGGCGATGGCTGACTACAACCAGATCCTGCTGACACGTATCGGCTATGCCGTACAGCAAGGCATTGAGGATTAATTATTATTTAACCGAGGGAATTTTTATGAATAAGATCCGTGAGAATTTGAACAGGTTTCTGACCTGCACTGCGTACCGCAATGGCAAGCCTGTCTGCACCTGGGCAAAGTGTGCCCGCGGGGATGGCACTCACTACTGGCAGACTGTCGAGCATGATGAACTCACCGGCCCCGAGATGGAGCCGGCAGATCTTGCCGAGTCTCTTGCCATTATTGAGGGCACCGGCGTCAGGCTCGATTTCAACAACCACTCAGCGGCGTGAGGCGGCATTATGATGGCAGAGGAATTTTGGAGCAAGGAAAAACTGCAGAAAGCGCGTGCTCAGGTGCAGAGGAAAATTGACTTCAACAAGTGCATGCTGGAGGGCAGGTACGGCGAGTTTGGTCTGTCGGAGAAGTGCAGCATAGCGGGAGAGCTGCACCGCCTTTGGAGTTACCGCGATGACCTCGATGAACTGATTGCCAGGAAGGAAAAGACGGGGGATGTATCATGACTGCCATGTTTCAGCTTGATTATGTGCCCAATGGGATGTTCAACCTTTTCCTGAAACAGATCCGGGGGCATTCTCATGTACTTATCAATTCCCTGCGGGATGATGTTTATTATGATTT